AGCTATACAAACATCACCATGATCTGGCGGCATGAGCAGGTCATCGACCCGACAGTGGCCAGCGCGGGCGGTGGAACCACCGTCAACAATGCGGATCTACAAGCCGTCGCGCCACTCGGCACAAACTTTACCGGATGCGTCTATATCGCTGACACGCCGACCGCCACCAGTGGAGCAGTCGCCGCCGCGCAGAAGTATGAGATCATCGAAGTCTTGCCCGTCGGCATTGTGCCAGGCGGCTCACATTTGCGCCTCTTACTCAGAAGACTCCGTTAGGTTTCGCCACCTATACTAGAGATGAAATACTTCTCTAACCTCTGTTCTCCACCAAAGGAGTTATAGTAGTGGACTACCCCGAACTGGATGCGCCAGCGTACCCGTCAGTGAACGGCCAGGCGCAGCCCGATTTGAACCTGGCAGGCATCGCGCCCCGGCAGGCATATACTAGCACCGGCATTCACCTCACGGATAGCACGCCCCCGCAAAGATATGGCAATGATGCCACGCTCGTGGAAGATGGAGACGGCGACGGCATCGACGCCGATATTCATCAAATGGGCATCGATGAGTCGAAGCCCTATTTCCATCTCAACCTGGCGGGCGAGATGGGCGTTCCCACCCCCGAAGAATTAGCGCGGCCAGCAGAGATGGGCAGCATCAACGCGCCGACCTCCACCGTTTCAGACTTTTCAGTGCCAGGCGCGAAAGCGTTTGATCTGACGGAGCCGGGCATCGATCACATCCCCGAATTCGCGCCCGATCCGCATACTGGCGACCTGTTGCAGTTCGATCAGCCGGAAGGATTGATACAGTTCGCGGCGACGGAAGTACCGATGCTCCCAGATCCCATGCTCCCTGATGTGAGCCTGTACGACCGGCCAGCAGGGCTTGACTATCCCGGCAGCATGATGGTCGATCCCGCGCTGCCTGATCTGCAATCGCCCACGCTCACCCAGGAAGTCCACATGGAAGAGAGGCCAGGCGATCTCGGAACGCTGGCCATGAACATCTTGCAGGATGATGCGACACGCGCCCAGGTCCCGGCGCAGCGCTACGAGGAGTTGTTCATGGCGCAGGCTGGCAACAACTCGCGGCGAGAGCGACATATAGGCATGTTGAGTCTGGGCCTTGAGAGCGAGGAACGCTAAGATGCCAGCAACAGCCATCCAAGAGCAGCATATCATTCTCTCGGGCCAGATCTGCGAGCAGGATAGTATCGCGCCCGAGTTGCAAGGCTCTGATATTCGCGTGACGATTATTGCCGGCGGGCAAAGCATCAATGGCTTCTCCTATGACGCACAGGCGCTACAGGAGATAGCCAGACTGGTCGAAGGCGCGCGAGCCTATGCCGACCACGGCAGAACGCCAGAAGACCTTGCTACGAGGTCCGTGAGGGATATGGTGGGCTTTTACCAGAACGCCCAGTACATCGCGCCACACCTACCGGACAATCCACAGGGGCGCGTCGATGCCACGCTGCATATCTTAGAGGCGGCGCAGTGGCTCAGGAGCATGGTGAAAGAGGCCATCAGTCTGGGCAAGCCCGACCTGGTTGGTTTGAGCATCGACATCTTCGGCGACTGGCAGCAGGAGAGCGCGAGCAGCCCGAAGAGAGTCACGAACGTGCGTTCCCTCAACTCGTGTGATATTGTCACACGCCCCAGCGCTGGCGGGTCGTTGCAGCGCATCTTACATTCAGACAAGACAGGAGGCAATCACCCAATGCCAGAACTTATTACGACACAAGACCCACCGACTCCTACGCCAGCGCCGCAGCCAGCCCCTGCTCCGGATGCATCGCGCATTACAGAAGAGATGCGCCTGCTCGAAGCGCAGCGCGTCCTGATGGCGCAGGCGATGGAGGAGATCAAACGCGAGAAGTGCGCCATGCTGCTGGAGCGCAGGTTGATGGAGAGCGGCTTTCCGCAGCCGGTGATCACACAGATCCGCGAGCAATACACAGGGCGCGTGTTTGAGGATGCGCAGTTCGAAGCCACCATGTCCTCGTACCAGACCATGCTGGCTGAACTCACCGCCGCCAATCTGATACGCGGCCAGGGCTATGAGAAGCCTGGCACAGTGTCAGGGATGATTACCGAGGCGGAGAAAGTCCAGTTCGCCATTGAAGAAATGTTCAGCGACCTGGTTCCCAATCCGACAACCGGCAAGATCATCAAGATGCACAGCGATGAGGAATACGCGCGCTTCGCAGGCGTGAAGGCGTTCGACTCTATCAGAGAAGCCTACGCCAGGGTAACAGGCGATGCATCGGTAGCAGGCTTTAACGACCGCTCGCAGTTGGGCAGCATTCGCATCGGAGAGGGCGCGCTTGGCGGCGTCGGCAGGATCTCAGAAGCAGATACCACCACCGCCTCATTCAGCTTCCTGCTTGGCACGTCGATGAATAAGCGCCTCTTGAAGGACTACCAGGCATGGCCCGCCGAATGGCAAAAATTCACCGTAATCACGCCGATTAAGGATTTTAAACAGCAAACTCGCGTCCGGTTGGGCGCATTCGGCAGCCTTTCGACGGTGGCGGAGGATACGGCCTACACATCAGTGAGCTTGCAGGATAGCGCGGCCACGTATGTGCCAACCAAGCGCGGAAATCTTGTCACGGTATCCAGGGAAACGATTGTGAATGATGACCTGTTCGCCATCAAGCAGATTCCCACGAAGTTAGCCGTGGCAGCCGCCTATACACTGGCCGAGTTCGTCTATGCGTTCCTCTCCAGCAACCCAAACATCTACGACGGCAACGCGCTGTTCACATCGGGCGGCGCGCACAGCAACCTGGGCAGCACGGCCCTCTCCACGGCGGCCATGCAGACCGGGGTCACCGCCATGCGCGAACAAACGAACTTTGCCGGCAAGCGCTTAGGGTTGCGGCCCAGCTTCCTGATCGTGCCTGCTGAACTGGAGTTCGTGGCGATGGTGGCCACCAAGAGCGCAGGCGTTCCTGGAAGCGTCAACAACGACATCAACCCCATGCTCGGCTACGTCACGCCCATCGTGTCCCCGCAGTTGACCAACACCAGCCAGTGGTACATGGCCTGCGACCCCCGCGTCATCGATACCATTGAGATCGGCTTTGTGGGCGGACAGGTGAATCCGGCGCTGTTCGTGCAGGATCAACCCCTGTTTGGGCTGAACTTCACACAGGACGTCATCTCGTACAAAATTCGTCACGAATATGGCGGAGCGGTGCTGGACTATCGCGGCCTCTACCGGGGCATCTAAGCAAAGTATTGTAGGGGCGGGGCTTGCCCCGCCCTGGCATCACAGCACCAAAGAAAGGACAGAGCTTAGATGGCACAGATAGGCAATGCGAACGAGGCCAGTTTCGGCGACGGGCTGAACACCTACTTCAATATCGACACGCTCAATAAGCACATTCAGGTCACGCTGGCTGATCTGAGCATCGCGCAGAGCGCCACAACGCCAGACCCTGGCGCGGCTGGCACCATTGCGACCGCTAATGTGGGCGTGGCGCGTGTCACGCCAGCCGCTGCGCGCACTGGCGTTATTCTCGCGGCAGGCACGCAGCCCGGCCAGCTCGTGATCGTGGAGAATGACGGCGCGGCGGGCAACTCCATCACCTTCGATGTGGTAGGAACCTCCAACGTGTTGGGAGGCGTGGGCGTCTCTATCGCGGGCGGGGCGTCGATGCTCTTCAGTTGGAATAGCGCGACATCACACTGGATTCCGGTATCGCTTCCTTTGTCAAACGGGACGCTCAACCTGGTGCAGAGCGCGACGGCGGCAGCCATTGCCAACGCCGGAACCATTGTGACCTCAGGCGTGGGCGTGGCGCGTGTCAGTCCAGCAGGCGCGGTAACCGGCATCATCCTGGGCGCAGGCAACTATGCCGGGCAAATGGTCTGGGTGGTCAATGAGGCAGTCGCGGCCAACTCTGTAAGCTTCAACACGACGCCAGCCACTGCCAATGTGGCGGATAGCGCGACAGCGCAGCCAATTTACGGCTTGCAAGCGCGGTTGTATGTCTGGGACTCCTCGACGAGCCTGTGGTACCCGGTTGCCAACGGCACCATCGCCGGCACATTCGCGCCTCTTGTGAGCGCCACATCACCCGATCCGGGCGCGGCTGGCACGATCAACACGGCAGGCGTGGGCATCGCGCTAGTGACGCCAGCAGCCGCGCGCACCGGCATCATCCTGCAAGCCGGGACGATCAACGGGCAGGAAGTGTGGGTGGTCAACCAGGGCGCAGCCGCCAACACACTGACCTTCAACACGACGCCGGCCACTGCCAATGTGGCGGATAGCGCGACAGAGACGGCGATAGCCGGGCTGACCGCGCGCAAGTTCGTCTGGATCGGCGGCTCGACCAACCTGTGGTATCCCTGCCGGGATTAGGAGCGTGATGCATGAGCGGCTTTACTGGCAATGATGGAAGCGAACTGGTCGGAGGACTCAATCCCTCCGGCGCTATACAGGCGTTTGGCGTCGATGCGAGCGGGAGGGCGCTCACCGGCGTCTCTACGGCGGCACTCTATACGACGGCGCTTGTAGCCGGGGCCTCCGGCAATTCGGGCGATCTGGATGTGTCGAAGCTGCGCGAAGTCAGTATCGATCTCACCACCACGCTCGTGACGACCAACCTGCAGTTCTTCTGGGAACGCAAGGGCGCGGATGGCAATTATTACGTGTTGTGGCAAAGCGCGGTGCTGACCACCTCTGCCAACACCTTGAGTACCAGCATCGGGCCGGGATGCGCCTACAACCAGTCGCTCGGTTCAACGGGACGCCTGCGCTGGGTGGCAACCGGCAATGCCTCATTTACGCCCAACGTGTACGGAAAGTAAAGAGCAGGAGGCGAAGAAGATGCCACAGCCAGCAACGACAGGAGGCAACATGGGCTACCCGGCCACAGTAGATACCGGCCAGATCGCGCCACTGGCACTCTATGACGGAGAGATCGCAGATAACGGCGTGGTGGTGGTGACGGCCAACCAGATTGTTTTCGTGGGGCAGACGCTGCGCGCCAATGCGACGTTACACGCGCTGCGCTGTCAGTTCAACCCGGGCGGCTCAGGACACTATGACCTGGGCATCTATGACTCGAGCGGAATCACGCCGTTCGCAGGCGGGCCTGGCGTGTTGCTGGCGCATACGAGCGCGAACGCCAGCGTTGCCACTTCAACGGCCGTGCAAACACCC